CCCTAATTCCAAACTCCTTCAGCCTCTCAAACTCACCTACTTGAGCATCAATAATAGCCTCAGCCAATTGGTCAAAGTTCTTGCCCGTACTTGAAGCTAAGTCTCCAAGCTTGCGCATCTGGTCAATGTTAGGAGTGAATCCCTGGTTAGCTAACTTAACAAAGCTATCGGTCAGCTCTTGCACCGAAAATGGAGTTGTCTTAGCAAACTCCTTGATGTTTTCCAATGCTTGATAGGCTGGCGCGCCTCCTCCCAAAGTATTTTTAAGTACCGCCTCTAGCCGCTCAAAGTTAGAAGTGACATCAATTACTGACTTGGCAAAGGCAACTACAGCACCTACACTAAAAGCTCCGGCTATTGCTGGCCCTAATGGGCCAAGCCCCTTAAGCATATCACTTATGCCTCCTGATGACTTACTAAATGCATTGTCTAGCTTCTTGCCAGCATCGGCAGCCTCTTTGCCAGTATTGTCTAGCTCAGTATTGAACTTCTTTAAGGCACTCAGAGCGTCTTGCTCTTCCTTAGTCAATTTATCCCAGCTAGATTGAGCCTTATTGAGTTCAGATGTGTCAATGACATACCTGATTCTAATATCATTACTTGAAATTGCCATGGCTCAAAGTTAAATAAAAAAAAGCCCCCCAATGTGGAAGGCTTTTTCAGCTCATGAAAAACAAAGAAATCACCTTTTATCTGTCGCAAATATAGTTACTGAGATTTACTTCTCCTTCTCTTTTGATCCTTGAGCCAAGTGTCATAGATTAAGTAGTACTCGTATATTGGCCTTTTGACCAATCGTTCAGCAGCTGAAGCATCTCCATTTGAGATTCTAAGGATTTCCTCAAATCTGGATCTAAATTGTCTGGTGACTGTAACCCAATAATGTGTCTCAGGTTGTTTAGGCTTGCCAGACTTTCCGCTTGCAAATAGGTCGGGAAATTCGTGCTGTATTCTGTCAAAGAGGGAAGAAAAGCGTAATCCGGCAGCTTCAAAAAAAAACCAGGAACATCATTGTGCTTCATCCAATGCTCCATCTTGGCCTTGTTGTATGGGTACTGGTAATCAAGTGGATTCTCATGCTCATCAAAGTATAGCACAGTTGCCAGCTTAATCTGCCTGATGAAGCTTACCGATAGCTCCATCTGCTCCTTTAGCCTAGAGGCCAGTATGCCTATCTCATAGAGCTTCTTCTCATCCTTCTTCTTCTTGTCCATCAATAGGTTTATAAGCCCATTATTCCATCCTTTAAGGTAGTCAGGGTTAATCTGCCAAAGCTCTTCGGTGAATATATCTCTGGCAGCACATGCCCTCTGAAAAGGCACATTTACTTCAGCCGAGAACTTGAAGTACTTTACCCCTCCGCTCTGAAAGCAGTACTCAATTTGATCGTATCTATCCTTCGGTGCATTGCCTTGATACTTTGGCTTGCCATCTTCTACTTTAGCAGGCTCTGCTGTAGTCGGTAGAGTAGGAGTAGGCTTAGGTGATTTAGGCCCAAAAAGATTAAACATAAATTTATTTGAAAATCGCATACAAGGTTAGAGATTATTAGCCATTGCCAAGCACCGGAGCAGTAAGGGCATTCACCCAATGGCTTCGCAATCCAGACAGGTAGCTTCTGTATCAGGCTCAAGTACTTCTTGCCTATCGGATGGTCTTCCAGCAAGAAGTCCAAGAAGCAAGTAAAAGCTGCTGTCAAAATCGCTAAAAGAGATAAGCACATTAGGCTGCTCATCATGTGGGAGGTCAATAATGCAGCACCCTCTGCGCTTGCCTCCACAACTTGAATGAAATTCATTATGCATTGGTTTAACAGTTAAATATATTAAGAACTAGGTCATTGCTCTCTAGGTTGGTGTAGGTCTTGGCAAAGGTCAGGCATACTGTGCTATATTCCTTTCCATCGCATGCCGTAAATGTCACAGGCTTGCCATCTATCTCAGAGATAAAGGTCAGCTCATAGCTGCCTCCCCAAGGGTTGAAGTAGCCCTCCGGTATTAGCTCAAGATCAACCTCTACATAGTTGCCCTCGGTAATGGTCAGCATCTGACTAAGTACCACATCCACTCCCGGCTTCACAAACTCAACAATGATTTCAGAGCCTTCATAGCCCGGAGGCACTTGAATGCTAAAGAAGTCAGGACAGTCAGCCAATGGCTCACATACTTTGTAACAATTACTGCAGCATGGTCGCATACTTTTCCAGATTGAAGTTGCTGGTTATTTCAGCAAAGTTAGAGAAAATAAAATAGCGGAAGGCATCCAGAGCATGAGACTTGTCAGGGTTCTTGTTCTTCCACTTATCTAGGCTTCCTTGCCTGTCTACCTTGGCCTCTTTAAGGTCAGTTATTAGGTCTGAACAGTACTTTGAGCTGATGAGTACTTTAGCCTTTTGAAGCACCAAAATAGTAACCAATCGGCTGGCAATGTGGCTAGGGTTTGACCTTGCAACCTGTAGCTGCATATCAGTTAGGTTAAGGTAGTTCTTAATCAAGCTGTATGCGCTTATGTTATCCTGAGTGAAGGCATTGCGAGAAGCACCAGAGGCATCACCATTGACTATGTAGGTCATGTCTGGGAACTCTTGCTTGATTGTTTGGCACAATGCCGACAAGTCACCTACTCTGTAAACCTTTATTATGTTAATAGTGGCATAGTACTCGCCTTGCTCAGAGCTTTTGACATATTGACTTACTACGCATGTATTAGTCACATTAAAGTCGAATGATAGGTAGATAGCATGGTTAGGGCTTGCTTTTATGTAGCCATCATAGACATGCTTAGAATAGTCAAAGCTTGTGGCAAATAGGCTCTCCCTATCCCAGATGCCCCACTGTCCCAAGGCATAGACTTCATAGTAAGTCTGGCTGACATCTCTCAGGCTCTCCATCCGGCTCACATAGCTTTCATCTAGGAAATCCAAAGCATCCTTGTAAGTGCCATGCAACCGGAGTACCTGGTCTTGCTCCTGCTTTGGCACATCATCGAAAAACCGCTTCTTAATCCAGTGGCTATCACTGACCGGGTTAAAGGTCAGGAAGAACCTCTTAGGATGCTCAGACTTACCTCTAAGTCGCAGGGTTATCTGAGTGAAGTCATCCAGAGTTAGCTCGGTGGCCTCCTCTATCCAGATGTACTTGGCCTGACTTAGAGACTTTAGCTTCTCAGGGTCATCGCAGCCTAGGAAGACAATTTTATTGCTGCCGGAGTGAAGCTCAAGGTAACCTGTCTTAACCTTGACCATCTGAGCAATTCCCCACTGACTAATCTTATTTCTGAAGTCGGCAAACACAGAGTTACGGATGGTAGCAGCTACCTTTCTGATGACAAAGAAAGTCTCATTCTGGTTAGCCTGATGATTGCATACTTCTGCCAGGAATAGCTGAATCATGGTCTGGCTTTTGCCTGACCCTGCCCCTCCCCAAAGGATGTTGTAGGTCTTAGGCTCAAGCACAGCATCAATGTACTTATGCTGCCAAAGGTCAGGATTAGACAAGTCCAGCTGAGGCATCAGACTCTCTTGAACTTGGTAGCCTTGCTCTTTACTGACTTCTTGCCAACACAGCCCCAAGCCTTACGGCTTAGGTCATTGGCACAAGGGGGATTCTTGCACGGCTTGATACCAGCCGACCTAGCACAATAGGCATCTCCCTTGGCAGTACCAGGAGCAATTGAGTATCCTTTAGCACCGAACTTAACGGTCTTGCCTCCTACTTTGGTCTTAAACTTCTTATCTGCCATTTTACACTTTAATAGCTAACTACTTTACATTATCTGCCCTGACCTCTGTACTTCTTCTGCCTTGATTGCTTAGGCTTGCCAAACTTGGCATGCTTGCCCTCTCTCCGCTTGCCAAAGGTAGTCTTACTGCTCGTTGTTGCTTTCTTCTTCTCTGCCATCTTGCTGTTGCTTTAGTGATTTTGGCATAATGACTGTATTAATGCTGGCAGCCATCTCAATGTCTTGTTTTGGCTTGCCATAGGCTCGGTCAAGAAGTAACTCTGCGGCTCTTACATCTCCCTTCATTGCTCGCAGCTCCATAGCCTTAAGTATTGCCTCTGCTCCGGTTTCTCCCTTCTTAACACTTCCTAGCACTTTAGCCAGAAGCTCCTTAATATCAGGTAGTTTAGGCCTTCCTTTTCGGTTTATGCGCTCTGGGTGAGCTTCAAAGCCTGGTTGTCTTTTTGGGTTCGGATTTGCCATTCGTTAAATTATCGTAGTACCTGCGAACTTATCGCAATGATTTTCAAATATTTACTTACTTTTTCTTTCCAGCAGCTTTCTTAGCCTTCTTAGCCACAGATAAAGCAATGGCTACAGCCTGCTTCTGAGGCTTGCCTGACTTCATCTCTGTCTTGATGTTTTTACTTACTGTAGCTGGAGAGTATCCTTTCTTTAGTGGCATAGCTTTAACTGATTTTATGCAAAGTTAGGTAATTAAGAATTGACTTATACACCAGCCTCTGATTCTTATAGCCTCTGTATCGCATGCTCTTCTCATTGCCTTCTTCCAGCTTTTTCTCAAGCTGCTTAATCTTGCGCTCTAAATACTCTCGGCACTCAGGAGCAGTAAGTGGTTTGTCTTTTAGTGAATACATAAGATCATTGGCGAAGGTGCAAGTGCCTTCATAATGTGTTACAAGTTGGCTTAGATGGATTGAAATTGCTTCATTCATAATAGTCTCTAATGCGCATTAACGGAGCATCAAACCGCAAAGGTATAATTCCTGTGCTACCGGAGCGCATCTTAACCTGGTCAATCAGGCAAAGGCCTTTATTTGGCAATTCGGTGCTTCCAACCTTGGTAGTTGCATCGGGATTGTAAGTTTCTGGCCTAAACATCATCCATATGACATCTGCGTCTTGCTCGACTGAACCCGACTCACGAAGGTCTGACATGATTGGCATCTTATCGGCTCTTTCATCTACTCTTCTGCTTAATTGGCTTAATGCTACCACCGGAATATTCAACTCCCTTGCAAGTAGTTTTAAACCTCGGCTGATTTCTCCAATGATATTGACACGATTTGTCTCCTTTGGATTTGTTGAGTTTATCAGACCAATATAATCCACAAAAATGACTTGAATATTGTGCTTGTTTTTCCATACAGTAGCTTTGGTTCTAATTTTTGTAATGTTTAAGTATCCATCATCGCTTATTTTTAAATTCCATGCCTTCATTCGATGGACAGCCTCATATAGTGCTGACTTATCATAAGGAGACATATCACCCTGCTTAATCTTAAAGGCAAAAATATTTGACTCCTGACTTGCTAGCCTTTGCACAACCTCATGCTTTGACATTTCAAGGCTAAATAATCCGCAGCCAATACCTTGCTTTACTAGGTTTCTTATAAGAGTAACCACTAATGCAGTTTTACCCATTCCCGGCCTTGCGCCTACTATTGTAAGTTCTGAATTTGTAAGACCACCGCACAAAGTATCTAGGCTATTAATTTCGGTTCGGTATCCGGCAATTTCACCTGATGACTTATTCATCCAGATTTTAGATGATGCTTCTAATTGCTCGTGGAAAGAGTCATCTGTCTTGCTGATAGTCTGTGCAAGCAGATTGTCGGTGTTAAGCTGGATTTGACTTAAAGTATCAAATATGTCTCCTGACTCTGAACTTGCCTTGCTCATAAGTTCGGCTGCAATTATATAGGCTTTAGCCTTTAGGTAATGCTCGATTAGGATTCTACAATGGATTTCCACATGCCCTGGATTTCTAAGGCAAGCATAAATCTTAGCAACATTTGGCATACCTCCTGCCTCTTTGATAAGACCGGACTTTTTTAAGGTAGAAACTACTGTTTCAAGGTTTACAGGCTCACCAGCTTCTTGTTGAGCATGGATGGCTTTTGCTATGACCTTGTTTTGAGCAATTTGAAATACTTCAATATTAGGCAACACGGAAAAGGCAGTAAGCCTTTCCTCGTCTGAGATCATCATTGCGGAAAGAACTTGCCTTTCCAGTTCTTCGTTCTCAAATGTCATAGTGTTTATTGCTTTGGTTTAAAAGACTCATGGAATTTGCGGATAATGGTCGGCTCGGCCGGCGGCACATTATGGTTTGCCACATTTTGGTTTTGGTTTTTACTGTGCCAAGTAGCTAACCTTTTAGAAATGTCAAAAAACTTTTGATCCTGAAATCTCATTTTGCCTTTTTGGTCAGTTTCTGTCCAATAATTGCAAAAAGCCATAATCATTGGTAAGCCATACTTAGGCTCATATTGCTCTAGGGCTTTTCTAAATTCTGGTTCAGTTTTTATGTTTTTTAAAACATTAGCATTAGCATCCTTATTTTCATCCTCATCTACATCTACATCTACATCTACATTAGCTTGCCTTGTGCTTGCCTCTTGCTTATGCTTTGCTTCGGTCTTGCTTGTCTTTTG